ACAAACGGAATTGGAATTCGATTAAATTGGAATCTTGGCTCAGGTTCTAGTTATAACGGAACTGCAAATGCTTGGAATGCCGCAGATGTGCGAACAGTATCAGGCGCAGTAAATTGGATTGGCACAACAAACGGTGCTACCTTCTACATTACTGGAGTTCAGCTAGAGGTAGGCACACAAGCTACTTCATTTGAATACAGACAGTATGGTACAGAGTTGGCTTTGTGTCAGAGGTACTATGCAAAATTTAGTTCATTATCTGGAAATTATGCAGGTTATGGGGCTGGAGTAGTTGAAGCAGCAACAGGAGCAACAATAGTTGTTAAATATCCACAAGCAATGAGAGCTACACCAACATTAGCACAATCAACTACTGGTTTATATGATGGGGCTTCTGTTCGAACAGTCACTAGTATAGGAGCTGCATATTACGGAAACAATGCGCTAAATGCAAATATTAATGCAAGTGGCGGTGGTTTGACTCAAGGCAGGGGTTGTGTATGGATTGCTGGTAACTCAACCGCTGGGTATATTGACCTTTCTTCGGAGCTATAACTATGTATCAACAATATCCAATACATCCCGCTTTTGGTAAGTCGCAATCTATTCGTAGATTATCAGACGGTGCTTGCATTCCATTCGACCCCGACAACACAGACTACCAAGCCTACCTTGCATGGGTAGCAGAAGGCAATACACCATTACCAGCAGATACAGGAGAAACATTGTGAGCCTAATTTTAAACGGTACAGACGGTTTATCCGATGTAGACGGTACAGCAGCTACCCCTGCAATACGAGGTACTGACGCTAACACAGGTATCTTCTTCCCAGCAGCAGATACGATTGCGTTCTCTGAAGGCGGTGTTGAGAGTATGCGTATTGATGGCTCAGGAAACTTGGGGGTTGGTACAACCAGTCCAGTTACAAAAACGGATGTTGCCGTTTCTGCTGGAGGGGCTTCTCAAACAGCTACGGCATTAACTTTAACAAATACAAGCGATGCTGCTGATAACGGTGTTCGATTATCGTGGCGACAAAGCGGTGCATCGTTTGAAACATCTTTTATTACTGCTTTGCGTGAAGGTGCGGCAGCTAGAACTTCTTTAGTATTTGCTACAAGTTCTAATACTTGGTCTACTGGTGCGCCAACAGAACGGATGCGTATTGATTCTAGTGGTAATTTATGTATTGGCACTAGTGCTGGTTATGGTGGAATTACCTTATCAAAAGTTGGTTCTACAAATTCATCTATATGGATAAATAGTGCAAGCACTTCCAATAATTATATGCAGTTTGAGTATTTGGGCGGTGGCAAAATTGGTTCTATTACTACCAATGGTTCTAGCGTTGCATACAATACTTCTTCTGACTATCGTTTAAAAGACAATATTGCACCAATGTCAGGTGCTTTAGCTACTGTTTCAGCACTTAAACCAGTTACTTATAAATGGAAAGTAGATGGTTCTACTGGTCAAGGCTTTATTGCACACGAACTTCAAGAAATAGTGCCTGATTGTGTTACTGGCGAAAAGGATGCTGTAGATGCTGAAGGCAATCCACAATATCAAGGCATTGACACCAGCTTCCTTGTAGCTACTCTAACGGCAGCAATCCAAGAACTCAAAGCAACCGTAGACGCACAAGCAGCACGAATTGCAGCGTTAGAAAATCCACCAGTAGAAAGCTAAAGAATGACAGACATAGACCCAATCGAATACGGTAAGCTAGTTAATTCCGTAGAGAACTTAGAGCGTAAAGTAGATGCTATGGACAACGACATTAAAAAGTTAGTGGCTATGGCAGAACGCAGTAAAGGTTCTCTGTGGGCATTGATGGGTGTTGCTTCAGTTGCTGGTGCGTTCATCAGTTATATTTCAGAGATGGTATTTAGAAAGTAACCATGCGCTCACATTCAGTAGGTAAGAATCTAGTAGCAAACACGAAGACAACATTGTTTACTGTTCCTACTCGGAACATTGCATTGTGGAGACTGTTGTATGCGTTTAATAACACTGCTTCAGCTAAAACATTTAGTTGCTGGTGGTACGATAAGAGTGAGAATGTAGAAGTGGCAATCGCTTCTGCTTATCCATTGTCTACTAAAACATTCTTTTTACTTGGTGATGGTAACTATGTTGCTTTAGACGAAGGTGATGAGATTAGAGCGCAATCTGAAACAGGTGCTACCACTACTGTTGTTATCACGGTAGAGTTAGATGCTCGGTCAACTGTACAAAACTTTGCATAAGGATTAAGATGCCACTCAAATCAGGTAAATCACAAAAGACTATCTCTGCCAATATTCGTAAAGAGATGAAGTCAGGAAAGCCCCAGAAACAAGCAATCGCAATCGCTTTATCCAAAGCTGGACAATCTAAACCCCAACCCAAGAAAAGGAAGTAATCATGCCAATGGTCAAAGACAAGAAGTTCCCTTACACAGCTAAGGGTAAGAAAGAAGCTAAGTCGTATGCTATGAAGACTGGCGCTAAGATGACTACTCCTAAAGCTAAACCAGCTAAGAAGATGGGGTCGATGCGTGGCTACTAAACCCGGATTGTACGCCAACATCGCAGCTAAGAAAGCCCGTATCAAGGCTGGCTCAGGTGAGAAGATGCGTAAAGTAGGTTCTAAAGGCGCTCCTTCGGCTAAAGACTTTAAGGATGCTGCTAAGACAGCGAAGAAGAAATAATGCCAAAGAAAGCGTTTCAGAACCCTGAAGGTGGTCTCAACCAAAAAGGGCGAGACTACTACAACAAAACGACAGGTTCTAAGCTCAAGCCGCCGGTGTCTGCTAAGGAGGCTGCAAAGTCGCCTAAAGCGGCTGGACGGCGTAAGAGCTTTTGCGCTAGGATGGGCGGTGTTGCTGGTCCGATGAAGGACGAAAAAGGTCGACCAACCCGTAAAGCGTTGGCATTAAAAAAGTGGGATTGTTAAAAAAACACTTGCTTTTTCTGCAAAAGTATGATACACTAGGAAAAATATGGCATCGAAAAACTACTTAGAACTTACAAACGAAGTGTTAATCCGACTGCGTGAGCCAGAGGCTTCCTCAGTATCTGATAACGCCTATGTCAAACTCATTGCAAAGTATGTAAACGATTCTAAGCGTCAGGTTGAGGATGCTTACAACTGGAACGCTCTATCAGAGACATTGTCTGCTGTGACTGGCGCTGATGTCTTTAACTATGTCTTAACAGGCACAGGGCAACGATTCCGTGTTATTGATGTGCTAAATGACACAAGTAATGTCGTAATGCGGAACGCTTCTACTCGTTGGATGAACGACCAGTTCTTAATTGCTAGTCCCGCTAAGGGTTCTCCGCATTACTACAACTTTAACGGTACAAACACAGACGGTGACACTCAGGTAGATTTATACCCTATCCCTAATGGTGTGTACAACATCCGCTTTAACGTCATTCGTCCACAGGTCGAGTTAGTTGCAAACTCAGACAAACTATTAGTTCCACACGAGCCTGTCATCCTTGCTGCTTTAGCAAGAGCGCAAGCAGAGCGTGGAGAAGATGGTGGTGTACAGTCTGCTGAGACCTATGCACTCTTTAAACAAAGTCTTTCTGACGCTATCAGTTTAGAATCTGCACGGTACGTCGAAGAAGAAGCGTGGTATAGCGTTTGATGGAATTAAACTGTTCTTCCTGCAAAGAAACAAAAGATAGTTCTTTGTTTCCTAAAGCCAATAAAAAGAAAAGAGGCTTTGCTTGGGAATGTACGCAGTGCAAAACAGAAGCGAGACATAATAAAAAGAAAAGTATGTCACCAGAGGAATGGTCTTTGTTGCATAGAAGTTATTATTTAAAATCAACATATGGTATTACGTTAGAAGAATATAACATTAAGTTGAAGAATCAAAACCATAAATGTGCGATTTGCTTTTCTGATGAAGTGGACGTATTCAACCAAACTTTATATGTAGACCACTGTCACACAACCAATAAAGTTAGAGGCTTGCTTTGTCATCCGTGTAATGTAAGTTTAGGACTGCTAAAGGAAAATATTCAAGTGTTAGACAACGCTAAAACCTACCTACTGGAGCATCTATAATGGCTGGTCAGTTACAGACTTCGTCCATAGCTGCTCCGGGGTTCTATGGTTTGAATTTGCAGGAAAGCAGCATTACGCTGTCTTCTGGCTTTGCATTAAAAGCACAGAACTGCGTGATTGACCGATATGGTCGTATTGGTGCAAGACGGGGATGGACTCCGCAAAACGCTATCAATACAGACTTAGGTTCTAATCCGATTGAAGCAATGATGGAGGTCGTAGATGGTGGAAGCAATACTATTATATCAGCAGGTAATAACAAGTTATTCACTGGTCGTGCAACACTTACACAACGTCTTGTCCGAAATGCAGACAATTCAGGAAACGCTAGTTACACGATAACTGCTAACAACTGGCAGATGGCAGCAATGCCATACGGTGATGTCAATGACTTTCAGCCTCATGCTTATTTAGCACAAGCTGCTCATCCAATGTTGGTGTGGCATGAGTTACCTGTCTCTGGTGGAGACCCTCACGACCACGATAGCGGTACATTCGGCTTTCAACAGATTGGCGATGTCGGTACATTACCGGCTAATCACAGCACAGCAACATTTAAGCCTAATGCAGTATTATCTGCCTTTGGTCGTATTTGGGTTGGTAACATTGCTGGAGACACACAGACTGTTTACTTTAGCGACTTGCTGCGTGGCTCTGACTTTACGACAGGTTCAGCAGGTTACTTAAACTTACAAGAAGTATTCCCTAATGGCGATAACATTGTCGCTATCGCAGCACATAACGGATTCTTAGTTATCTTTGGTCGTAACAACACCGCTATCTACGCTAACCCGATTGATACCGGTAGTTTAGTATTACAAGATATTATTTATAACGTAGGCTGTATTGCTCGTGACTCCGTACAAAACATTGGCACAGATATTTTGTTCTTGTCTGATGCAGGTGTCCGTAGCCTTGCTCGTGTGATTCAAGAGAAGTCATTACCAATGAACGACATCTCTAAGAATGTTCGTGATGACTTGATGGCGAATATCGCTTCCGAGGCAGACTTAGGTAAGGTTAAAAGTATTTATCACGAACGGGATGCTATTTATCTGTTGTCGTTACCCACAACACGCTTTGTATACTGCTTTGATACTCGCTCACGTCTACAAGACGGTTCAGCTAGAGTTACGATTTGGGACAACTTACGACCAAGTTCATTCTGTATTACGCAAGCAAAAGAGTTATTGATTGGTAAGACATCGTACATTGGTAAGTACTTTGGACATTCTGACAATGGCTCATCTTATCGTTTACAGTATTACACTAACTACTTTGACTTTGATGCTGCAACTAAACTAAAGATTCTCAAGAAGATTGGTTGGGTCTTGATTGGTGGTACAAACCAAGCAGTTGCGGTTAAGTGGGGTTTTGACTACACCGAAGGGTATCAAGCTACTACCTACGTCCTAGATACAGCAGTTGTGTATGAATATGGTATCGGTGAATACAACATCGCTGAATACAGTTCAGGTATTGTTCTTGATAGATTCTCCATCAATGCTGGCGGTCAAGGCACGATTATGCAACTAGGATTAGAAGCAGACATTAACGGCAACCCATTGTCTATCCAAAAGATTGACGTAGCGGTTAAAGCAGGTAAAACAATAGTTTAAGGAACAAACATGGCAGATTATAATAAATCAACTAACTTTACCGCTAAGGATACCTTACCAACAGGAAACTCAGGTAAGATTGTCAAAGGTGCGGAGATTGATACTGAACTTACTGCAATTTCTAATGCGATTGCATCTAAAGCAGATATTAACAGTGCGGGATTGACAGGTACTCCTACAGCACCTACAGCCTCTGCTGGTACTAACACAACACAGCTTGCAACAACAGCGTTTGTAACTGCAGCATTATCTGCAATTTATCCTGTTGGCTCTATCTATGTTAATGCTGCTGTATCGACTAACCCGTCTACATTACTAGGTTTTGGCACATGGGAAGCATTTGGTGCTGGTCGTGTCATGGTTGGTTTCAATTCTAGTGATGCACTCTTTGACACACTAGAAGAAACTGGTGGTTCTAAAGATGCTGTAGTTGCAAGCCATAATCACACTGCAACTTCTACAGTTACTGACCCACAACACGCACACAATTCTGCAGCCACTGCTTTTGTTAGTACGGGTGGAAGTGCTGAATTTGGAGGACTTGAACAAGGAGCTTTATTTAATAACCAAGGCGGTATTAGCCGACCATCCGCCACTGCTTCTGCAAGTACTGGTATTTCTGTAGCCACCACAGTTGCGTCTGCAGGTGTAAGTGCTACTAACGCTAACTTACAGCCATACATTACTGTTCGTATGTGGAAGCGTACAGCTTGAGTTTTAAAGTACCTGTCGTCATTCGTGAAGACTACACAATGTTGTTAGAACTTCACGACAACTTAATATGGTTTCACACCGATGTTCGTAAATGGACACCGACAGTTAAAGCAAAGTATTTAGAAGATTTAAATTTATTACAACACTTAGTGTCAGTGCCTTTAGTAGCAATAGCACATGAAGATAACAAGAAGTTAGTGAAGTTTGGGAAGTCAATCGGATTTGAGTTTAAACAAGATTTTATAAATCAGGATAATCAAATGTATCACATATATAGTAGGAGTCTATAATGGGTGGAGCAGCCTCAATCGTATCGCCAGTACTAAGTATTGGTGGTGGTTTAATATCAGGTGGAAAAGCTGCGTCTGCAGCTAGAGGACAAGCGGAAGCTCTTAGGGCTGCTGCTGATAAAGCCTCAGCAATGGCGCAGTTCAGACCAATGGGGATGACTACAGCCTTTGGCTCATCACAGTTCAAAGATGACGGTACAGGCAGTTATACCCTGTCTCCAGAACTACGAGCCATTCAAGATAGGCTCTTTGGCGCTGCGGGACAGTACGACCCTACACAAATAGGAGCAATGGCACAGCCACTTACTGGTGGCGCTCAGTCCTTATTTAATCTTGGTCAACAGTATTTAGCGACTTCGCCTGAACAAGCTGCACAGCAATATATGTCGCAACAACAGGGTTTGTTAGCACCCGGACGTGCGGCTGAAGAAGCAAGGCTTGCGACTGCAAACTATGGTCGTGGTACAGGTGGTCTAGGTGTACAAACTGGTACAGGCTCTGCTCCGTCTAACCCATTAGCACAGGCACTATTTAATGCACGAGCGCAACAAGACGCTACTCTAGCTGCACAGGCTGATGAGTTTGGTCAAAAGCGTGCTGTGTTCGGTGCTGGTTTGTTCGGTACAGGTGGAGAGTTGCTTGGTCAAGTTCCTCGTTTAACAACTGCCGGATATGCACCGCTAGAAACTCAGTTAGGTCTTTTAGGAACAACAGAAAGACTCGGACAACAACCGTTTATGTTGTCTCAAGATTTGGCAAATCAGTATGCTCAATCAGGCGCAAGAGCTGGTCAGTTGTATCTCCAACCACAACAAGCCGCTGCTAACGCATACAGCCAATATCAAGGATATAGCCCACTAGGTTCAGCTCTTAGTGGCGCTGGTTCAGCCATGGGTGGCATGGGCGGTATGGGTGGTGGCGGAGGCGGAGGTGCTTCTAGCTGGTTTAGTGGCTTATTTCAGAGTGGTCCAGAAAGACTAGCGTAAGGAAAAATCATGGCAGAAATCGTAGGCGGTTTATTTGGCGTTAACCCACAACAGTTAATGCAACAACGACAAACAATGGACGCAAACAATGCGTTTAGGTTTGCACAGCTTTCTCCAATGGAAAGAGCGCAGATGTCCATTTACCAAGGCGGTGCTGGTCTTGGACGTGCTGTTACTGGTTTACTTGGTGGTGACCCTGAGTTAGAGAAAGTATCTAAAATTAAACAACTGTCTTCACAGTTTGACTTAACTACGGCACAAGGCGCTCGAGACTTTGCTCGTGCATTACAACCTTTTGCTCCGCAAGAAGCGATTATGGCTGTTCGTGAAGCAGACCGTATGGAACAGGCTGGTCTAGGTCGTCAAAAGACACAAGCGGATATTGGCGCTACACAGCGTAAACTAGCTCAGGAAGAACAACTTAGAGCAGCGTTGGCTAAAGCGACTACCAATGAAGAAAGAATAGCAATAGCAAGTCAATATGGTAATCCTGACACTATTCTTCGTACATTACAAGCGTCAGAAGACCGCCAAGCGGCTTTAGAGCAACGACGTGCTACTGCTGGTTTAGCCGCTGCACAGCGTGAAGAAACTCGTTCAGCAAAACAGATGGCTTTAGACGAGAAACGTCAAGAAAAATTAGAAAAGCAAGAACAGTCAGCCAACGCAGCTATTATGGGCGCAGATAGAATCATTAAAGAAGTTGGTGAGGCTCGAGATAAGGTGTCTGGCTTTACTGCTGGATTAGGTTCATATTTATCTGTTTTACCGTTAACAGAAGCAAAAGATTTATCTAAGCGATTAACTACCATTAAGGCTAACTTAGGTTTTGACCGCTTACAGCAGATGCGTGATGCTTCTCCGACAGGCGGTGCTTTAGGTCAAGTAGCGGTACAGGAATTGATTGCGTTACAATCTACTATTGCTTCGTTAGACCAAGACCAAAGTCCAGCACAACTTAAACAGGCTTTAGACAAAATTGAATCTAGTTATGCTAACTGGAGAAATGTTGTACGACAAGCAGGTAAAGCAACTGTCGGTGGTCAGCCTTCAGGCTCAAACGAAATTGATTTTAATTCACTCCCGAAACGCAAGTAAGGATATAATATGTCATTTGATGTAAGGATGCCTGACGGCACTTTAATCCGTAATGTGCCTAATGGTACAACTCAAGAAGACATCCTTGAGCGTTATACTTTGTCTAAACAACCTGCTCAACCAGCAGTACCTGTAAGACCAAGACAAACCGAATACACAGCGGAACAGATGGCTCCAGCCTCGCCAGAAGATATGGGCTTTAGTGGCGAAGCACCAAGTGCGACTGCACAGGCTGTAGGACGTACTTTGCTTGGAGTAGGTAAAGGTATTGTCAATCCAGCATTGGCTGTTGGACAGTTTGTTGCTCCAGAAACAACTCAAAACTTGTTGTCTCGTTACAAAGAAGCTCGTACAGAATTAGGTGGACAAGGACTTGATGTCGGTGAAATTATCGGCACGGTTGTCAACCCCTTAAATAGATTCTTACCTGCAGCCACAGCAGTAACCAAAACAGGCAGAGCAGCGCAGTTTGCGGGGCAGGGTGCTGTGTTAGGTCTTCTTACTCCAGCAGAAGATGCACAAAACCTCCTAACCGAAAAGTTACAACAAGCAGGAGCAGGTGCTTTGTTTGGCGGTATATTAAGTGGTGCTTTGGATTTAGGCAAAGGCGCTCTTAACATTGCTAAAGAATTTGCTAAACCTGTAACTACAGCAGGACAGAAAACTATTCTACAGCAACGTCTTGTTGAACTAGCAGGTAAAGAACCAGAGAAGATTATTACCGCACTGCGTAACGCTCCTGAGTTAGTACCCGGTTCTAAGCCAACAGCGGCTGAAGCCTTAGCAGACATTCCTGCGGCAACCTCATTAGCAGCGTTTCAGAAAGGTCTTGAAAAGACACCAGTTAAGGGTATCGCTGCTGACTTTGCAGTACGTCGTGCTGATGTCGCAAACGCTAGACAGGCTTTGCTCCGTCAAACAGGTGGTACACAGGACGACCTAATTGAAGCGATTGCCGAGCGTACTCGAGTTACTGCGCCACTTCGTGAAGATGCTTTGGCTCAAGCCAACATTGCAGGTCGTTTAGAGCCTCAGTTTGAACAAGAGATAGCAAAGAAGTTCCAAAGCAAAGCACAAGCGTTAAAAGCAGGTGGTATTTTAGAAACCGAAGCTGCACAACAGCAACAACTTGCTCGTAACTTCTTTCCTGTCGCTGGATACCCACGAGTCAGCCCTGAGTTAAGTAATAACTTTGACCGTGTATTAGGCAATCTTGATGGTGCTATTGCCTCTAAGAACATTGCTGCACAGCGACAAGCAGAAGGTCAATTTAAGCAGTTGCAATTACAAAGCCTTGCTGAGAACGGTTTCTATCCACTTCGTGTTAATCCTATCATTGATAACATTGACAATGTCTTGACTAAACCCGGTACAAGGGCTTCAGATGTTGTGGTTAATGTCTTTGGTTCATTAAAAGAGAAGTTACAGCGTTTGTCTAATCCGAACACAGGTGTTATTGATTCAAACGATTTGTACACTATTCGTAAAGAAATAGGTAACGACATCAAGAAGTTCTCACAGGAAAGTCAGAACTGGGATGCTCGTCTTACTAGCGGATTAGAAAAGAATGTCAAGAGTTATATTGACAATGCTATTGAGAAAGCAGGTAACAGCGGTGATTGGAAGCGTTACTTAGATACATTCCAACAGCAATCCAATAAGATTAATCAAATGCAGATTGCACAAGCACTTGAGAAACAGATTGGCACACCGCTAGGCAATGCTGAACGAGTTGCTGGTTTTGCAGCAGCAATAGAAAACGCACCTAATCTGATTAAGCGTTCTACAGGACAAGCTCGTTTCCAGAAGTTAGACGAGATTATGACTCCAAAACAGATGGCGGATATTAACAGTCTAATGAAAGACGTTAGCCGTGAAGCTAAAGGCGATACATTAGCAAGTCTGTCTACTGCCGAAGGACAAGCACTGTTAGAGTTACCAAACCTGTTAAACCGCTATGCTTTAATAACGAATACTGTATTAAAGTTAATTAAGAAAGATGCAACGCAGGACATCAACAGATTAGCGGCTGATATGGCGCTTAATCCTAAACTGTTGGCTTCGTTTATTGAAGGTGTGCCACCAAGTAAATCACAGGCAGTAGTAAAAGCCCTGTACTCTAAACTAACACCAGAGAACAGAGAAGCAATAAACAGAGCGTTAGTAATCAGGGCTGTTGTTCCGCAGATTACAGAAGGGCAATAATGTCCTCTATACACACTATACACACAATGAAGAACTATGTCAGACCAATACGGAATAAACGAAGGAGTCAAGACCTTAACGGGTAGCTTAGATGTTGCCCGTGAGAGTGCTAAATCATTAACCAAAAGCATTGAAAACGTCCAGAAGGACGGGGCTGAGGTAGCCCAACAAAGAGCTGCCGAGAGGCGTAAAGCACAACAGTATCAACCAGATACCACTGTGATGAAGGCTTTTAAAGAATACGAATTAGTCCAAGAAGTAAAGAAGATGGAACTTCGTATGAAAGCAGAAGTTATCAACAAATACGGTTCCAAAGCATGGGACGACATCCAAGTTATTAAACAACGGATGATTAAGCAAGAAGCACAAAACAAGAAACTGTTTGATGCAGATATGCAAGCAGTTCGTCGAGTTCAACTCTATTGCTTCTTAGTTGCTGCAGTAGTTTCTTATCTTATCGTCTGGGGAGACAAGTAATGCTAACACTAATTTCAACCGCCTTATCATTCCTAATGGGTGGTTTACCTAAATTGCTGGACTTCTTTCAGGACAAGTCTGATAAATCTCATGAGCTAGAATTGGCTCGTATGCAGACTGAGAGAGAACTGCAGATGATGGAGCGTGGTTTTATTGCACAGGCTCGTATTGAGGAAATCAAGACCGAGCAAGTACAGATGGAGACACAGGCTCAGGAACGCTCTGCAATGTACGCACACGACATCGCTATAGGTCAGGGTGCTAGTCAGTGGGTAATCAACCTCAGAGCCTCTGTAAGACCTGCTGTGACCTATTTGTTTGTCTTCCTATTGATAGTGGTAGACATTGCTTCTATTTGGTGGGCTTGGTCTACTGGTGCTGCTTTCGCTGAAGCTATCCCAATGGTCTTTGATGCAGATGAGATGCAGATTCTAGCCTCAATCATTGCTTTCTGGTTTGGTACACAGGCTTTCTCTAAAAAATGAAAGTAAGTGCTAAAGCCCTTGAAGTTATCCGTCACCACGAGGGTGTGAGGACTAAGCCATATCAGTGTCCTGCCCTCTTGTGGACAATCGGTGTAGGTCATGTTATTGACCCAAATCATGGTCGTATTCCTTTAGCAGAACGTAAAGCGTTACCTATCCCGGAAGGATGGAATAGGACAATAACGATGGGAGAAGTAGATGACATTCTTAGAGATGACCTTACTCGCTTTGAACGAGGTGTCGAGCGATACTGTCCTGTTCCTCTTACACAAGGGCAGTTTGATGCTCTTGTCAGCTTTAGCTTTAATGTGGGTCTTGGAACACTACAGCGCTCAACCCTCCGTCAAAAGGTTCTTCGTGGAGACATGGAAGGCGCTGCAGACGAGTTTCTCAAGTACACGATAGGTGGTGGTAAGGTTCTAAAAGGATTAGTCACTCGTCGCAATGACGAGAGAGCAATGTTTGTATCATAATTGATACACTATGTCGGTTAATGTATACAATGAGATACATTTCCCTATCGGTAAAGTTTCTCTGTTTCTGCACAAATACTAAGCATAATAACCCGTTCGGGACATAAAAAAACCTCCCCGAAGGGAGGCTGTAAAGCACTACAACACACAAGGAATTAGATAGAGCATCCACCAGCGGTGCAACTTAGCATCTGAGCGCCTTCGACGTTATCGTCATACTCTTTGAAGTTCTCCCAGTCTACCGTCTCAGGAACTAACGACTTTAACTTGTTGTAAGTCTCTTCGTCACATTCTTCATAAGGTGCTTGCTTGTAAGTTCCACCATCCATCGGTAGGAACGACACACCAGTAACTTCATCGAAGTGCTTAAATGTCCATGCTCCGACATCCATCCATTCGTTTTCCAACACAGAGATAGTTACTGACGGCTTATGTTCACAGTAGTGACGCTGAAAGATTAACCACAAGCGCAGATGCTGAATAGCAGTCAAGTCTTCACGCAATAATGCACCATCAGCCACAGCAACAGGGAAACTAAATACTGTTGTTGACTCAGGCTTCATTACGCAAGGCTCTGCAACAAATCCTGCTTGAATCATAAACTGTGTTAAAGGGTCTTTGTTATCAGCTCGTACACGACGAATATAATACTTGCTATGCTGAGGATGGATGCCAGATGCGGTAGAACAGAGTTGTGATACAGTTCCTTCCGGCTTAACAGCCGTAACCGCAACACTCTGATTGATTCCAATAGCACTAGCAAACTCAGCATTAACAGAAACAGCAAGGTCACGGAGTTTCTCCAATCGAGCAGGTAATGATTCATCATCAGGGTTATTGAGTAATGTATTGTCGCAAATACCAGTCATTGACACACCTAAAAGCGCCTCCTCCTCGGTATTCTTTTGCCAAATCTTACGCAAGTAAGGGAAGTCTGTAAGACTAGCCTGAAAAGTACCCAAAATGGTAGCAAGACGAATCTTGTTAGCAATGCTATCTTCAGTATCATCAGAACGAATGATGCAAGAGGATAGATTACAGAACTGGTAAGGACGGAGAATAATCTCCGAACAGGGGTTTGTACCGAAAGCATACGACGCATCCCTACGACCATTCTTAGCAGCTTGCTTTTGACTTGCTTCACGATTGAAGATACCACGCTCTCCGCTGTGTGATTCATAGATTGAACTCCATTCACGCATGAATTGACCAATAGACGGAGTCTCAACATAGGTAGCAGAGTTATTCGCTAACGCACGCTGACCTTGACCATCCCACCAATTACCTGCTTTAGCATGAGCCATCTTGTCGTCTGACAAATCAGACAGGCTAATCATTGCCGAGCGTCGTACTCCGCCCACAACAACAACTTCCCCGATTTTGCAGAGAATATCATGACATTCGAGTGATGATAAGCGCCGACCAACTGCCCCTCTAAATTTGGCAACACAGAAACGATAAAGCTCTTCCAAAGGTCCGGGTCCAGAAGCACGTCCTCCGAAAGTTCTGAGTCTTGCTCCAGCAGGTCGAACCTTGGATACGTCAAACCTTGGAATTTCACCAGCATACAAAAGAGCAATGAGCTGTCTAAGCGATTTTGCCCATCCTTCTTTAGAATCCGACACAACAATAGTAGTTTTACTATCAAACAACTGAGTAGGGACTTCGGGTAACTTAGAAACATATTGTTGCTCCACAGAGAAACCGACACCAGTGCCACAGAGAAGGATGTACATTGCTTCGTCAAATGCTTTGGGGTCGTCGATTGGTAAATAAGAACAGTTAAATGCTGCTACATTCTGACGCTCTAGCGCAGGTCCTGCTGTCATCACTGCACGCATAGATGGTACGACATCTAATGCGGTTACTGCTGTTTCTAACTCGTTACGCAATTCTTTTGTAAGTGTGTAGTTCTGTTTTTCTGCTAAGTGCTTTTCCATAAAGTCAAAGTACCGTGCTACTGTTTCATTCCAGTGTTCACGACGACCTTTATCGTCAAGATAACGACTGTATCTTGATTTACTGATAAAAGTATTGTACGGAGTCATTGTGTATGGCATATCTTATAAAACCTCTTTTTCTAGTTTGTCGGCATTGTCCTCGATGCGGTCTGAGAACATTTCTACTATGTCTTCACTGCTGATATTGAGTAGTTCGAGTAAGGTTACTTCATCAAGTGCGGTTAACCGTTCTTTTATCTCGTGGAGTAGCAAAGGCATAGTTTCTCTCTATTTGTAATACTTATTGTTTACTTCATCGTAATTCTCTATCAAAAACTCCAAATAATGCTGAATCTTCTTTAGGTCTTCTTTTCCGTTCTTGTAAGGGAAACGGAGGATATATTTTACCACATTATGTGACCACGGGTCAAGTCCCCAATCAAGGGCGATTGTCCACGGCTGGACACCTCTTTTGTAGTGTGTGCCACCTACTTGACGTGCTAAAGTATCACCTTTAACACTGTCCTCATACTCCTTGATTAAGTCGTTTAAGGTTTCTTCACGAAGATAGCCAAACGGTGTTGGCATTGCTATTGGGTTATTATCCATGATGTTTCACTTCCACTGATTTTCTTAATGACTTCACTCCTTGACTCCAGCTTCCGCAGTCCCGGCACTGGTATCGTTGATACGAACCTGATAACGAGATAGCCTGACCTCGCTTCTGTATTGCACTGCTACCACAAGTAGGACACACTGCAGATTCAGAGTGGAGGTTACGATTAGGATGCGTCTTAATCCACGGCAACAGCGTATGATAAAGCGACTCCAACAAGACAACATCTTGTA